AGTAAATAATAGAACCCTGATCGTTGGAAATACGCCTAACGCTTCCATCGTTGGGAGCCAGCCACGGGGGGTTACTCACACGCTCTGCTCCTCTTATCCTTGACACTTCCATACGATTGATCAGGGGTAAAGTTGAAAATACTTCTAGTGCTGGTGAGCGACCATACTTCTCGTAGTTGGTTTTGTAAAACCGACCAACGCTGTATGGCATCTCGTCAAATCCAGACTCCATAATAATCTCTTGATGATGCAGAGATATGTAATATGAAGCTACTTTCTTTTCTACCTTTTCTATAGAGCCAGTCTTATAGCTAGTTCTAGGCATCACAACATGGATAAAAGTAAATTCTTTAGTAGATGTTTTAGGCTCTCTAGCTAAATCAATAATGTCTTCTGGACAGTTTTCACCAAACTGCTGTACCGCTTGACGGGCTGTTAGTTTAAACTCACGAATGACTGTGTCCACTTCCCCTAGATAGTTTTCACAAAAGTAAAACTGATTGATGTAATGCGAGCGGAAGTTAAGCATACGTTTATCTGAAGGCTCACAGTACAACGCTGTAGTACCGATGTAACCACAATGGTCTACGCATTGACCCATCTCCTCGTAGAAGTTTGAATCCTCGATAGCTCGCACAAACTTTTTGGTTACGGATGAAAGCGCACGAACAACATTATCGCTTTTCATTAGGTCGCGATTTTGCGTTACAACACGAATCCAGTTCTGCCCTTGCGGAAACAGGTGGCTCATCATACCTGCTGTAAACATTCGACGCGCTTTAATGCCTACATCTGTGATGCGTTGAACATCATCACGCTGCCCTTTGGCACGTTGGCTTTGAATATTATCTGCACTTGGGTTGCAAAACTCTGCAGCAGATTCATAAAGATTTTCAAAGTTAGTTCGCTCTGAACTAGACTTTTCTCTCTTATACATTTCTATTAATGATGATGCTTCCATAATAATTACCTTTTGTTATAAATTTCTTCCATAAAATATAGACCTGATCTTTGTGCTATTAATGCTTGGTATGCTGAATTCTTCTCTAGCATAGAGTTAAATGTTGCTGATCCCTCTTCTAATCCTCTTCCTTCAAGAAACCCTTTAATTCTATTATATTGGTCTGTTATTTGTTTTTGTAGTTCTGGGTAGTTTTCTGTGTACCATTGTTCTACGGGGTCTAACACTACAGACTCAGGCTCATCTGGTACTGTGCTTTCAGTTTCTTCTGGTGTAGTAACAACTTCAGTTTCTGTTTGAGTGTTAAGTGGAGTAGGCGGTGTTTCTTCTCCTGCTACATCAGGGCGAAAGATTCCTTCCCTTCCGCTTCCTGTACCCAAACCTGTATCTGTTTGCTTAGGTGGGTCTGATATAACAGTTACTTCGTCTCTATCTCTAGTTAAACCTTCGTCGGAAGGTTGAAGTGTAGGATCAACAGGGTTATCTGCGGGGTCACCAAGTGTAAAGATGTTTTCACCAAGAGTATATTCTGTATTAGCTACATTATACGCTTCTACATAATCTTGATACGCTGCCTCTAAAGCATTCTTTTCAGTAAGCCCTTGCAGCCTTTCTATTTCGAGTTGTTCTTCTCGTAACTGTTCTACAGTAACTTCTGCTCTAGATTCGCTTAAAGCTTTAATTCTATCTTGTATTAAATTATTATATTCTCTTATTGATAAAAGACCTTCGCCACTTAGTACGTTTGTTTGTAAAAGTTCTTCAAGCTTGACTCTATCTCGAGCATCTTGATCTGCTTGCTCGGCTAGATATTCTTCCATAGTAGGTACTTCTTCCATTGTCATAACGGTATCATCAGTTGTATCAGCAACGGCTTCTTCCATTGTTGGCACTTCTTCCATCGTCATAACAGTATCATCAGTTGTATCTGCCACACCTTCTTCCATTGTGGGAACATCATCTATAGATATTACAGTTTCGTTAAAAGGGTCAGCTAAGGCTTCTTCCATAGTTGTCGAGCCACTACCTACTGTAGTTTGCACATAATCATCTGATTCTAAATAATCTTCAAATGCCTCATCATCAGTTTGAAGGTCTGTTAAAGTCGTATCAACTGTTGGCTCTGTGGCTGGAACCTCAGGTTCAGGCGTAGTAACCTCAGGTTCAGGTGTGGTAACTGGTGGCTCTGCTATAGTAGTTATTAAATTTTCTACTGGTGATACTGGTCTAGCCAAAAGAGTTGGTCTCGTAAAGTCTTCAGCCGCTTTCTTTCTTCCGTATGACGCACCATAAATGCCCGACAAGTAACTATAATCGTTAGTCCCCTGAGGAGCATTAGGAGCCTTAGGAGCAGCGTATGGAGAACCAGAAGCACTTCTACCCATTATCGTATTCCTAGATTTCTAAGTTGTGTAGTGGTGTATTCTTTTTCTAACTGCCTTGTAGCTTTGTCAATGTAACCCTGTAAGTATTCTTTATATTTTTCTTTTGATTTTTTTACACGATTTGCTTGAGCAGGGATTGTAGTTTCTTCATCATATTTTTCATATATATTACCTGCAACTTCTTTGCCTGATTTAAGCGCTTGAACATCACCTTGTTGCTTGGCTAAAAACCTAGCTCTTTCTTCAAGTGGCTTATAATCATCACTTGGTAAATACTTATTTTTTGATTTTCTGTATGAATATTTACCCTTAGGTTCTATCTTTACGCGTTCATCTTTTTTCAAACCTTTTTCTACGGGAGCAAACTCTTTAAATACTTCTTTCTTACGAGTTTTAATAGCTTGTGCTTCAGCAAAAGAACGTTGTGGGGTAGCCGCCTTTGCTTTGGCTAGAGCATCTATACGTTGACCTCTAGTTAAAAAAGAACCCTTTCTATTACGCTGCTGTTGAAGATACATAGCAATAATAGCTGGGTCTACCTGTTGAGTAGGTGGTGCTACCTTTTTAATCTTTGGTGGTTTAGGACTGCTTCCGCTTCTACCCATTATTTTATCCCCAAGTTTCTAAGCTGTGTAGTTTTATATTCTTTTGATGCTTGTGCCTCAGCTTTTGCTAGATAATCTTTAACATATCTATCGCGACCTTCTGCTAATTTGTTTATTACTCTTGATACTACACTTCTTTTTCTACCCCTTTTCTTTGAAGCTTCTGCAATTTTTTTCTCAAACTCATTCATTTCTTTAATTGCTTTTACATCATCTGATCGTTTAGCTAAAAACTTAACTTTTTCTTCATCACTTTTTGATTGATAAGACTCATCAGATAGTAAAGGGTTTTCTCTAAGCTTAACATCTTCAGCTTGTGCTGATACTCTCGTAGCAGCTGCCTTTGCTTTAGCTAAAGCATCCATACGCTGCCCTCTAGTCAAGTAAGCTTTTGTTCTGCCTGCACGTTGCTGTCGCAGAAACATAGCCATGATAGCTGGGTCTACTTCTTCAGCTGGCGGTGCTACTGTTTTAATCTTTGGCGGTGCTGGTTTTTTTTTGCTTCTGCCCATTGACTAGTCTCCTGAGTCTATCTAAATTATAACACTTAAGTATTTGGTTCTCCCGCTCAAACACAGCCCACTCCATCTCGTATGGAGCAATCTCGAAGAGCCTCCCTAAGTCTCCTGCGGCATAATGTACATACCAACAATCCAATTTGTCAATATCTTTTTCAGACTTTTTACCCATGAGAAAATCTTTATTATGCAGTATAGCCATAACAAAGAGTCTGTCGTCGCTATATACTACACCCTCAGTCGAGTAGTGATGTATCAATTCCTCGAATACGTTCCCATAATGGTCTTTTGCTATCTGTATCGGTATATTCACTAACGTATCCCTCCGCTTCTCCAACTCTATTGGGTAGATTAATCTTGTATCCATCAGAAAGATATGCGGTCACTAGGTTCAGGTGTATAGCCATAACCATAGTGCGGAAAGCATCCGCTCCATGTGAGTGTGCATCGTGTACTGGTCGCCCTGATGAGCCTTCTCTGTAGGCATCTAAGTGTTCTATCAAGTCTTGACAACGCTCATGTATGTAAACGTCACGCATCATACGACGGCATATCTCGATATCTTCTAACACTGAATTAGTCTTTGGAACTCTTCGAAAGTCTATACCAACTTCTTTAGCTCTGGTCACTAGGTCACCGAATAGCATGCGTTTAGATACGTCGTGAGGCGCAAAATGCCCACCATATCTGTAGTTTTTGCTATTTACGACCACCGCATAGTCCTCGATCTTCTTACCTGTAGATTCGTGATAGTCGATTATTATAGGCTTCCCGTCTATTATCTGCGCGAATACAATGCTGGTTGCATCCGATGTTCCCAAATCCCAAAAGGTGTATACAGGGCTATTGCTACTAGCCACATTCCCAAACCTGCCCTCGTTACGGAGCAACTCAAGCTCATGCCCGTAGTACGAGTTCTCCACCTGCGCCACCGCCTCGTTCAAGTACTCCTGCCGCGCCATAGCATACGAGATAATCCCAGAGTCTACATCGTCTTGTATGTTTTTAAACTCTTTTCCGTCATACGGATTAATCTGCCCAGCAAGCTCAGGGTTGATACATACGCCATCCCCAACCCAATACGCAGTCTTGGTGTCCTCAAGTGTATACCATTGGGTAAACCAGTCTTTTCTGTTTTTGTTGTTGTCGTACAACCGCCACAGGTGATTCGCCTTTCCGCGCAATGTACCATTAAAAATAACAAACGCACTACCCTCAGTAAGGATTGGAGCCAAAAAACCAGACACTTCCTCTTTATGTAAGCTAAACTCCGACAATACATATCCACTACCTCCCTGTCCTACAAAGTTAAGGTTATCCGTTCCGTCGATCTTAATGCGGCTGCCGTTAATCAGGTCTAAGAAAAAATCTGAGTTGTTCTTTCGGGTTACAATCTCACTAGGGCATAACAAGTCAACCAGCTTCTTACCCCCTGCCCACTCACAGATATTATCCCACAATGCCCGTTGCGCCCACGCCCTTGTCGGAAACAGGTAATAATAGTTACCCGCTGTCTGTATCGCCCGCTTAACCATCGCATTAAACGAGGTCACATCCTTACCAGCCCGTCTATGCCACGACATCACAGAGTATTGCACCCCAGAGTCAAACGCCTGCATAAATGGCAACTGATAGTCTCTAGGCTGTATCGTCGGTAGCGTAATCTTCATCGTTTATTTCCAGTAGGCTGCACTCAGAACACACATACTCGTAAAAGTACCCTTCAGCGGTCAAATGCTCCACTATCGGATTGTCCGATGTTTCGACACAGCAACATCTGTCACATATCTTAATCATAACTCCGTCATATCTCCTCAATACTTTCTATGCACCCACAGGGTATCACAATCTTATCTGCCGTCTTTATGTCGCCTTCATATTTCGTCGTGAACAGCCGTAGGTACTTCTTGGTATGGCTATCTACCCATCCGACACTTAATGCGCTCACAGGCTCAATATCGTCCTCTGTGTGCAAGTCTGCAACTATGTCATACCAGCACACCAGTACTCGCTTACCGCTGCGCCATTTACTCCTCATCGTCTGTCTCCAAGTAGCCGTCGCCATAATCAAACTCGCACCCACAGTACGGGCAGTAGCTTGGGTCGTTTAACCCCATAGGGATTTCATGCACAAAGAAGTAGTTCTCACAAAGGAAACACTCCACATAGGATAAATCCTTCATATCCATACTCATGAGTTCTTCTAAGGTCATTCCTCCTCCTTGCCTTCTAGGGTATCCAAATTTTCAATATTTTGCTTGGGGTCTATATATACGTCATCCACAGGAACTAACTCCGACGGCACCCCATCAGCATCCCCTACCCCTTGCCACGATTTCCAGTCGATGACCTGCACAATGATGTCTTGCTCTTCAGCACCTAAGCCTGCGAGCTTGGCGAGCTTGTCCGATGCCTGAGCGTTTCCCCGTTCGGACTCGTTGAAGAGGTGTTCTAACACGCGCACGCGTAGGGCGTCTTTATCCTCGAGCAGAGCGGAGGGGTTTAAAGCACCTTGTTTGTTCTCTTGTTGTTCTCTCTCTTTCTTCTCTGCTTTCTTAAGCTTTCTATATGTTGAGGCTATCTCTCCGCAGAACGCAAACAGCTCTTTATTATCTGCGCCTTTGATCTTGTCGTAAATCTCTTGCTTTGTCATATCTGGAACCTAAACCAAGCGCCCAAAAATAAAAAGCATTTTTTTTCTTTTTTTAATTGACACCCTTAAAACGCCCAAATTTAGCCTCTCGCTGCGGAAGACCTTTAGACGTATCTTACCCTTGCTCTAGTCGAGTTCGTCGATTCTGAGAAGATCGCATTTTTTTCACTTTTTCCGCTTTTTTTTCTTTTTTTTTAATAAAAATTATGAGAATGTTCTATCAACTTAAACGGAGAAAAATTATGGAAACTAAAATATGGCTAGATTATTGGAAATCATTATCTAAAGAAGAGCAGAAGTTATTGAATGAAGAGTATACAAAAATTCACGTAATAGATTATTGGGAGAAAATCTGATGTTAACAATGGAAGAGGTAAACAATCAAGTGTTTGAGAAATACACAAAATGCGAAGTAGTGCGGTTTAACGATCCTTCAACAGTTGAGGGCTACGATTACGCGCTAGACCTAGACGAATCACTACATTATGCGCGGGTACTTTTGAGCAAAGATTCTTTGCACCTTTCCTTTTGTGTAAAGGGCGATTATGTGCGGATGGTTCTGGGCTCTTACCATCAATGGGAATATGGCACATGCTATGAGACTGGCGAGCAGGAGTGCGGGCTTGAGTTTGACTTTGAGCACTATTCAATACCTGCTTTTTTATCTTATGTTTTGATGGCTTGCGGAGTGGATAGTGATCAATTTGAATTTGTTGACGAGCGCCACCCTAGAAGCTTAGAGGATAGCGGAGAGGCAGTCTTTAAACTTGAGGGGGTTGATCATGTCTAACGTGATTATTAAAGTGTGGGGGGATTCCTCCACGCTTTCCAAGTTTGACGTGCAACTTCATTGCGAGGATATGGCGGAGTATTTAGAAGCAAATTATCTTGAACAATGCGCTTCACAAGAGGCGGTTAATATGGCAGAGTTTAAAAATGAATGGGGCGAGTAGCCCCGAAAGGAGAAAAGAAAAAATGAAATTAAAACCAATAGCAAGCAACATGACAGAGTTACAAATTAAGGGCGCATCAATCCTATTCTCATACGAGACACCAGTTGCGGGATACGATGAGCGCGGAGCCTTCAGAACAAAAGAGTATTACAGCAAGACAACAAGCCGACATATTAACACATATCTAGGCGGTGCAGATGTCGGGCGTAAAGTCACGCAAGACTTTATCAATGAATTGGTGGAGGTGTAGCCATGAATTACGTTGCCTTATTTTGTCGGAAAGATTCAGCCTATAAAGACCGCAAAAGGTGGGAGGTGTATGACGCTACACGAAATGCAAAGACTTACAAAGACTCTTACCCTGTGGTATGTCACCCTCCCTGCCGATTGTGGGGGAGGTTGTCGCACATGGCTTGTCGAGATGCGAGCATATCAGAAGATCAAAAACGGGCAGAGAAAAACCTTGCGTTGTGGTCGGTCGACAAGATCAGACAGGTGGGCGGTATCCTAGAGCATCCGAGCGGGTCGCGCATTTGGCAGGCACTACCCAAAGAGGGAGAGGTTGACGAGTGGGGCGGGTTCGTGATTGAGATTGACCAATACGA